TATGCTGCTGCAATTGCTACATTTCTCTTTTTAAACACTTTATGACCTCCTATAATACTAGCAAAACTTAAAGCCATTACTCCAATAGCTGGGGCATATAATTTAAATAATTTTACTCCTGTTTGAGCATAAATAATGGTAAGGTCTTTTTTAGAATCTTCTTCTGTATATTCTATTTCTTTATCTTCTAAGCAAGTATGAACATCTTCAACTGCTTTATTTTTTTCTTCTATAATTTCACTAACTTTTGTTGTAGCTTTACAAGCTAATACTGTACCAACTACAGTACCAGCAATTCCTGCAACCATTAAGATTTCAGGACTATGTTTTTTAACTTGATATTGAGCACTAGACAATAATCTAGTAGCTTTACTAATTATTTCTTGTTTCATAGTTTATTCTCCTCCTTAAATTTAATCTATAGGTACTGCTCTAGGCATTTTAATCATGTACCCATCTCTAACACGAACAATTTCCGCATTACGGATATTTGTCCATCCATATTTATTATCAGTATAATTACCTGTTATACCAACTAAATCATACAAATCAGCAACACGTACTAATCCATATGTTTCCATCAATTCATCCATTCTCATTAAAACATCCTCTGCTTCTCCACGAGAATTTAGAATAATATCATCATAAGAATAGCTTGTAGATCTACTAATTGGTGCTCTACGATCATAAGAGCTATCATAATAACTTCTATATGATACTCTATCAGCTGTCGAACGACCACTATTAGCTCTTCCCCTTGATTCACCATACAATAATATAGATATACCATCTGTTACTATATCAGATATAGCTTTCTTAATAGCTGGAATTAATACCTCACCAAATACATAAGACTTAATGTTTTTAGCGTCATCAGATATAAATTCACCTTTTAATTTATCAAAACTGGATTTTTTTCTCGTAACAACAGGACCTTTAACAACTTTTTCAACTTTATGTTCTTCGATTTTGTTTTCCTTTGAACGATTTGAATTAGATTTATAATCTGTTAAACCAGTTACATTTCCATCAACTACATTTTTTCCGTTCATGTTATTTTTCCTTTCTTTATTCTTAAAAATAAAAACAAAAGAGGAGTACATGTTTAATATACCCCTCAATTATTTTTCTTCACTCTATTTTTCAGTTTTACTAGAGTTTTTAGTTTGAACTTCTACAACTTCTGCTTCTACAGCATTAGCTTTTCTCTTCTTTCTGATATACATTACTACAGCTACACCAGCAGCTACTACAGCACCTGCTATTGCAACTTTAGCTAAAGTATTACCAGTAGTTGGTACTTCAACTAAGTCCATAGTTCCTTCCATTGTTTCATTCATTACATCTTTTTCACTCATTGTTTTTTCCTCCTTCTAAAATAAGTGTGAAGAAATAATTCTTCATTATAGTCCCCGATTTTTTCGCGAACTAATGTTCTATCTATCAAACCCTTTATCAGGTGTGATATTATAATCAATAACGATACAAGGTTCGTCTGTATCAGTTATACAAGCATCGAAGTCTAACTCTATTAAACCTCGATCAATATTCCATCCAATATAATCTCCTTCTTTTATACCTGGTAAACCAAGTTCTGAATAGAATTTATTTAATGAAATATAATTTTGATGAGTCATTTCTCTATTTAAAGAGTTAACTACTTTACGAATAGTATCTAAATCAGATCTAAAATATCTTCCAGATATACTATCCATACAAAGAGTTTGACCTTTTGGGGTAATTATTATTTGTCTCTTCTCTCCATTATCTTCGTTAACTCTATCTTGAGCTATTTCATCACGTATTTTTTTCTCTTTTTTCTCACCTATAGTTTCAATTACTTTATCTTTATAAGTTGAGAATGCCCTTTCAGACAATGTATAAGCGGTAGCTAAAGCTGTTTGGCGCTTTGTACTAATAGTTGTAGCACCAATTATACAAGCTACGGAAGTTATACATAATGTTCCAGCAGGAATATAAGGTTTCCATGCTGTCATAATGGTTTCTTTAAATGTAAGAGTATCCGTATTAAGTTCCTCTTTTTTAGCATTTAATAGTTCCAAAGCTTTTGGAGTGGCTTTAACTGCTAATACAGTAGAACCTATCATACCAGATATTCCTATTCCAGTCAATATTTGAGGAGCATTTTTTACAAAGAATCCTCTGACTGCTTTAATTCCGTTTTCGAGTTTTCCACTCATATTTATTCTCCTTCCTGAAAACATAAAGGAATATGTTTCAATTCCTTTATTTATTACCTAAACGGCTATTAACTAATGCTTCTAATTGTAATTTGTTTTCTTTGTCTCCAACGAATGCTGTTACTAACATACCAGCTACGCTTAAGCCAATACCAACAAATTTAAATATCTTAATTTTATTCATAGTTATTCTCCTTTCTTTCTCAATATAGGCACTGTTCATTCCGCGAATTAAAAGCAGAAATGATCCATTGTTGGTGAAACGTTCGTAATAATATTATAACAAACTATTCCATTACTCATTATAACACGTTCATATGTAAATTCCAAGTCATCAACATGTTCTTCTGTTTGCATTTGATATTTGCTCCATCCCATGGCTTCTCCATAAGGTGATGGTTCTATACCTAAATATGAATAGTAGTCATTTAAAGTTAAATGTTCACATTGTGCAAACTGTATTTTTGCTTTACATTCAGCTTGAAGTGCTTTATGTATATTTGCCTCAAAGAATCTCATTGAATTAAATTCGAAGAATAATGTTTCGGTATATATCCCTTCCATTTCTTCTAATTGTTTACGGACAAGATCGTGTGAGAACTCTTCATCAACTTCTTCACCATAACGTTCGGATACTCGATTACGATATTCTTTAAACGCGTTGTCCAATAACATATAAGCAGACATTAAATTCTTTTGTTTCTGAATATTAAGATAGTTTGCACCAACTATGCATAATATAGTAGATACACAAGATATAGCTGCAGGAATATATGGCTTCCAAGCCACCTGTACAGTCTCTCCTACCGTCAATTCGTCTCCTTTAGTCATTTTTGCCTCTTCTATTAACTTTAGTGCCTTAGGAGTACCTTTAACAGCCAATACAGCCGTAATTACAACACCTGTAGAACCAATTACCGTTAATATAGTTGGCGAGTGTGCTTTCAAAAATAATTGAGCTTTGTTCATATGTTCTCCTTTCATAATTGTAAAACAAAAAGAAAAGGCAATTATATATTTTGTCTTTTCTTTTAAAGGTTAATGTTATCTACTTCTTAAATAATTTAGGTATAACACTATTTAAAATGTTTCGTCCTAAGGTACTAGTTACAGTAGACTCTTGATCAAATCTAAAAGTTTTGATAATAGCGTACAAACTGATAGCGGTAGATATTCCAAATGTTGCGATAGTTATTCTGTTACGAATTTTCTCACGCTCGTCCTCAGCATTAATTTCTTCCCTCTTTATTCTTATGTCATTTTTGCTTTGTTCGAGTTTAAGAAGTTCGTTTCGAATTTTATCGCGTTCTTCTAGAACGCCACGCTTCTTTTCGTCGTCATTACCCATAACTGTGATTAGATCACCTAGAGCATTGTAATCTTTCCAAAGGGCTTCTTCAATATTATTGTCCATGTTTTGTCCTCCTTTATTTACATGATAACAATTTTCCCCCTTCACTATAGTCACTGTTCATCTCGCGAAATGATAGCATTGTGACTAATTTTAAATATAGCATATTTTTTGCGGGGATTAGCAATTTCATCGCTAGATATTCTAAAACGACATAATCCAGTACTTTGTTCGATCTCAACCTGACCATGTACTTCATCACGTCTCTTAAATATCATACAAAAAATAAAGCCAATTGTAAAGCCTACAATAAGAAATATAATCTTTTCCATTGTTCGCCCTCCTTCGTAAAACTAAAACAAAAAGAAAAAGTCTAAAATTATTTAGCTTCTTTTTCTTCTTTGTGAGTTCTTACGATTTTAACAACTTTTGTTGCTATTGCAGCACCGGCTAATACACCAGCAGCAACGATAGCTACAGTTTTGATTTTGTTATTCATAAATACACCTCCAATTCCTTTCATTATAAGATCTGTAAATTTCGCGAGTTTGAAAAAAGAAAAATGTAAAGTCTAAGTTATTTAGACTCTACAAATAATGATTTGATACCTCTAATGATATCCTTAAATTCTTCAGCAATAATTGTGTTTAGTTTACGAAACTTCACTGCAAATTTCTTTGTTCCTATAATTTCATTTATTAATAGATATAACATACCCATTAACCATGCTATTATAAGAGCTATAGACATTGCACCTCCAATCGTAATTAACATTAAAATGCTTAAAATTTTATTCATAATCCATTCTCCTTCTTTCACTATATGGCTTGTAAATTACGCGAAAATATAAAGAGGATGTTATTTATCCTCCTCTCTCCAAAGTGAGATAGCTTTATTAAAGCAATGTGCATTAATAAGCGTACCTACTCCAGAAGTAGCAGCGTATAAAATCCCCTTAATTTTATTCTTCATGTTAAGCCTCCTTTCATTAGAAAGCATGTAAATAAAACGAAAAGAATAAGTATATGTTACTTACTCTTTTTAAATTTGTGTTTATTTACAATCTTATCAACATACTTAATTAATTCATTATTAAGTTTAATCTCTTGTTTATATAGCTTTCTTTCTAAAGAGTGTACTCTGACATTGTGAGCTAACTCTGATACTGAAAGACATGCTAATACACCCATAGCGATTGCACCTAATCCTAAACCAATTTTCGCTAGTTTTTCATTGTCCATATTTACACACTCCTTTCAATATATAATCTGTTTATCCCGCGAAAAAGAAACATAGTATGTAAACTACGCTTCTTTATTTTTCTTGATTGAATTAACAATTTTGTTACTGTACTCTTTTAAGTCGTTAATATCTTTAGCCATATATTCTTTACCCCATTCATAGGTCTTTCTATATGCTCCATAGATACATACTCCTAATAAAATACGTCCAGCAATATTAAATACTTTATTCATAATCAATCTCTCCTTTTCTATTATACCGTATGTAGTTTACGCGAAAAAATAAGAGGGGGTGTATTTTTAACGACACCTCCCCTAGGGTATTATAATTTTTGTAATGATGATTCTTTATAGAATCCTGTAGTACCAGTTGAATTACCTACTTGATATGGGAATGGTCTTCCGCTCCATATTCTAAGTATTTGTCTTTCCCAACCAATACCGTATGCAGTATTACTATCACCATAACTTGAACCATTACCTGTACCAGTTATTTTTACTCTATCTCCAACTTGTAATCCTGTTGGTTGTGGAGTAGGTTGTGGTGCTGGTTGTGGTTCATCAGCTTTTCTGATAGAACTCTCATCCATCCAACCTAAATCACCAGTTGTATTATAAGGATGTGCTGAGCCAGGGTTCTTACGAGTAATATTAGTAGTCTTATTACTTACAGATCCTGCTGGACTAGCAGCGTTTGAACTAACATATAGTGGACCATTAATAACTACTCTATCACCAATATTAAATTTATCACTTGGTCCTGGAGTAGGTTGTGGTGCAGGAGGATTATAAGGATAATTAGGATTAATAATAAATCCTCTAAATCTATAATTAGAATTTAATCCCCATCTTCCATTATTATTATAATGTGTTTGTACCCAGAATGGATTAGAGCTTCCCCAACCACTTTG